GTGTGGCTATTGACGAGTTTGTGTCAAAGCACTCTGTAGAACTCCTGCAGGAACAAGGCGTTTACAACGAAGCGTACATTGATACAGCGGCCCCTGATACAGACCTAGAGCCAGATCAAGACCTCACGCTCTACAACGATGACAAGGTTAGGCTGACCAAGTACTACGGGCTTGTGCCTCGCGCACTCCTTGAGGCTGAAGGCGTAGAAGTTGAGTCTGACTCTATGTACGTTGAGGCTGTCGTGGTTATCGCCAATGGCGGTACGCTCTTGAAAGCAGAAGCTAACCCCTACATGATGCAGGATCGTCCTGTAGTAGCGTTTCCTTGGGACGTTGTTCCGGGGCGCTTCTGGGGCCGTGGTGTCTGTGAGAAGGGCTACAACAGCCAGAAGGCACTAGATACAGAACTACGCGCACGTATTGATGCCCTGAGTCTGACGATTCACCCAATGCTCGCTATCGACGCTACACGGCTTCCTAGAGGCGCTAAACCTGAAGTCCGTCCCGGTAAAATGATTCTTACTAATGGAGATCCTCGTGAAGTCTTACAACCGTTCAACTTTGGGCAAGTGGGTCAGATTACTTTCGCTCAAGCGCAGGCGCTTCAACAGATGGTGCAACAAGCGACAGGCGCTGTGGACTCCGCAGGGATCGCTGGACAGGTCAATGGCGAAGCTACTGCTGCTGGGATCAGTATGTCTCTTGGTGCTATTATTAAGAGACATAAACGCACCCTTATAAACTTCCAGCAGTCGTTCCTGCTTCCGTTTGTAACCAAGGCGGCTCACAGGTACATGCAGTTTGATCCTGAGTCTTATCCCGTAGCTGACTACAAGTTTAACGCTACGTCTACTCTGGGCATTATTGCTAGGGAATACGAGGTTACTCAGCTTGTTCAGCTTCTGCAGACCATGAAACAAGATTCCCCGATCTACCCTGTGTTGATCCAGAGCATCATAGACAACATGAACCTCAGTAACCGTGAGGAACTCATTGCGTCTATGCAACAGGCTCAACAGCCAGATCCTCAGGCACAGCAGATGGCTCAGATGGCACAGCAGGCACAGCTTGAGTTCCAGCAGAGTCAAACTGCGGCCTTGCAAGGACAAGCGGCAGAATCTCAGGCACGAGCAGGTAAGTACGCCATTGAAACTCAGCTTGCACCTCAAGAACTTGAGATTGACAAGATCAGCGCCATCACACGTAATATTAAGGACGGTGACGCAGATGACAAAGAGTTTGAGAAGCGTCTTAAGATTGCTGAAGTAGCGTTAAAAGAGAAAGCCTTAAACGATAAAGGAGCAACACCCAGTGTTAATGACACAAACCGAAATGAACAAACTCCTAGAACAGATCAACAGCCTATTCCAAACCCAATTCAGCAGGCTGGACGCGCTAGAGAGCAAACTAGAGGCCCTAGAGGGCCAAATGTCGGACCCACACCAGAAGGAGTTATCTAATGCCACAGGGAAAAGGAACATACGGAAACAGGGTGGGAAGACCGCCTAAGAAGAAAAAAGTGCGAAAATCTACCAAAAACAGCAAATAATGCTTGACTTTTTAAAAAAAGTATGATATAATATACAGTGTACTTAGGTACATCTTATTAACAGAGACAACCCAAGGGGCCTCAAGTGGATCAAGATACACAGCAGTACTATGACGCATACTTTAGTCTTTTTATTACAGACGGTTGGAAACAGTTAATACAAGAGTTTACTACTAACGCTCTTTCTATTAACAGTGTGGAAGCCGCTAAAGATGCTAATGACTTGCACTTTCGTAAGGGACAACTAAACATATTAGCCCACTTACTTAATCTAGAAACTATTGTCAATACCAACTATGAGGAAGCAACTAAGGCTTCTGAAGAAGATGATTAAAGTATTTGATTTTCGTTGTACTAATGGACACACTTTTGAAGCATTTGTAGAAGCAGGTACTACATCCAGTAGGTGCGGATGCGGTGCTAATGCTACAAAGATTGTCTCAGCAACTAATCACATCCTTGACGGTGCGTCTGGGGATTTCCCCGGCAGGCACATGAAATGGGTTCGTGAACATCAGAACGCTGGGAAAAACACGAGGGAATCTCAATAGAGACAACTCCCATTTTATTTCTCCATAACCTATTTAGGCGGGGTAAAGTTTACAATGTCAAGAGCGACACTAATTGATGAGCGTCAGGAAGAGGAACTAGAAGCAACCGATCAACTCGACACACAGGACACCGTAGAGACTCCTCAAGAAGAGGAACAACCTCAGGCTCCTGAGTTGCCCGAAAAGTACCAAGGTAAGTCTGTCGAAGACCTCGTACAGATGCACCAAGAACTTGAGAAGTTTTCAGGTAAACAGAGTACGGAAGTTGGCGAGTTAAGACAGATTGTTGATAACCACATCCAGACACAACTCTCTACACAACAAGCACCTCAACAACAGCAACAACAAGACGATGAAGATGATGTTGATTTCTTTGTTGATCCCAAGTCTGCTGTTCAACGAGCAATAGACAACCACCCAAAGATCAAAGAAGCGCAAGAGTACACTGCACTAGCTAAGAAACAGTCTACTCTAGCACAACTTCAACAGCAACACCCAGAAATGGAAGCTATCCTCCAGGATACTAAGTTTGCTGAGTGGATCAAAGGGTCAAAAGTCCGAACACAGTTGTTTGTTCAGGCTGACCAGCAGTACGACTACGATGCTGCCAACGAACTGTTTAGTCTCTGGAAAGAGCGTAACCAAGTAGTTGAGCAAACAGCGCAAGCTGAAAAAGCAGCCCGTAAGAGTGCAGTCAAGTCAGCAAGCACAGGCAACGCTCGCGGAACATCAGAGGGGTCACGTAAGAAAGTTTATCGTCGTGCTGACATTATTAAACTTATGCGTACCGACCCAGATCGTTATCAAAGCCTATCAGATGAATTACTGAAGGCATACTCAGAGGGTCGGGTTCGATAGCCTAAAGGAGAAATATCATGGCTAATGAAACCTCTGGTGCCTACTTTACAGCTAATGCTGTAGTAGACAAAACTGCTGCGGGTACTTTTATTCCAGAAATCTGGAGTGACGAAGTAATCGCCGCTTATCAAAAGAACCTGAAAATGGCTCCCCTTGTCAAGCGTCTTACGATGTCTGGTAAGAAGGGTGACGTTATTCACGTACCTAAGCCTATTCGTGGCTCTGCATCTGCTAAGGCAGAAGCTACTGCAGTTACGATTCAGGCCAACCTTGAGACTGAACTGCAGATCACTGTAGATCGTCACTTTGAGTACTCGCGTCTGATCGAAGACATCGTAGAAGTACAGGCTCTGTCCTCTCTGCGACAGTTTTACACTGAAGACGCTGGTTACCAACTGGCTCTGAAGGTTGACACTGACCTTATCAACGCTGCTACTGGTTTCGGTAACGGAACTCGTACTCAGTCTCCCGCCGCTACTGGCGCAAACTGGGTAAACAGCAACAGCTACTACTTCAATGCCGCTACTGGCTTGTCTGCGTACGCTGTTGATACTGTAGCTACAGGTGACAACTTCACTGACCTCGGATTCCGCGAAGCTATCAAGCTGATGGATGATGCTGACGTACCTATGGACAACCGTTGTTTGGTAATCCCTCCTGCGTCACGTAAGTCAATCATGGGAATTGATCGCTACGTTTCTTCCGACTTTGTTGGTGGTCGTGGTGTTGAGTCAGGACTCATCGGTAACTTGTACGGTGTTGACGTATACGTTTCTAGCAACTGTCCCGTAGTTGAGACAGGTGGCGAGAACGGTGCTTCATCTCTTGATACCCGTGGTTGCTTGTTCTTCCACAAAGACGCTCTCGTAATGGCAGAGCAAATGGCTGTACGTTCGCAGACTCAGTACAAGCAAGAGTACCTCTCTACTCTGTACACTGCGGATACTCTGTACGGTATCCAGACTTACCGTCCCGAAGCAGGATTTATCCTCGCTGTCGCTGACGAGTAATCGTTCTACGGGGTCGGCAACGGCCCCTTTTTATTCCCCCCTTGTTTTTCTTGGAGTAGTTCATGGCTACCACTATAAAACTTAAAAACGGATCAGGTGCGCCTGCAGCTAGTGATTTAGTCCAAGGCGAACCAGCGATTGATCTGACTAACAGGCGTCTGTACACAGAAAACGGTAGCGGCGCTGTTATTGAAGTAGGATCAAACCCAAGTAGTCTTTCGATTAACGGTACTGCTGTCACTGCAACAGCGGCAGAAATTAATACCTTGGATGGCATTACATCCTCTACTGCAGAACTAAATATTCTTGATGGAGTAACAGCTACAGCCGCAGAGCTAAATATCTTAGACGGCGTTACTTCTACTACGGCTGAATTAAATATCCTAGACGGTGTTACATCAACAGCCACAGAGTTAAATATTCTTGACGGTGTTACATCTAGTACAGCAGAGCTAAACATCCTTGATGGAGTTACGTCTACCACCGCAGAACTTAATATTCTTGATGGCGTTACGTCTACAGCAGCAGAACTTAACATTCTAGATGGAGTTACTAGTACCGCTACAGAGTTAAACATTCTAGACGGGGTTACCTCTAGCACAGCAGAACTTAACATCCTGGATGGCGTTACAAGTACTGCTGCTGAACTAAATATACTAGATGGTGTTACTGCTACTGCTACAGAGTTAAATGTATTAGATGGTGTTACGGCCTTTGTCGATGAAGACAACATGAGCAGTAACTCCGCTACGTCTATTCCTAGTCAGCAGTCAGTTAAGGCATACGTTGATGCTCAAGTTGTTGCTGGCGGTGGCGGTATTTCAAATGTTGTAGAAGACACGACCCCACAGCTAGGCGGTGACCTAGACGTAAACGGCAATGCGATTGTTAGTGTATCTAACGGAAACATTGCACTAACACCAAACGGTAGCGGCCTTGTACGGCTAGACGGCAACGTAGATATTCAGTCAGGCGAGATTGTTCTGAAGAACGCTGGCTCAGTATCTAACGTAAAGTTTTATTGCGAATCCAGCAATGCTCACTACACACAGCTTCAGTCATCTGC